AGTATGTAGGTCAAAGTCTGGTGGAGCGCATGTATTTTTATTTACAAAAGATTATGTATCAGCAAGTTTGATGCAAGATAAACTTAATGAGATAAGATCTGTGTTAGGTTATGGTGGATCAGAAGTTTTTCCTAAACAAAGAGAATTAAAATCGAAAGATGATACAGGAAATTTTTTAAATTTACCATACTTTAATTGTAGTAATACTACCAGGTATGCCTTTCTCGAAAGTGGTGAAGCTGCTAGTATAGAAAGTTTTTTTGAATTAATAGAAAGACATAAACAAGATGACATCAGCACAATAGAAGTTAAGAGACCCGAGACACCATATTCAGATGGTCCACCGTGTATAGAACTTATGGTGCAAAATAAAGTTAGTGAGGGTGGTAGAAACAATGCGTTATTTCATTATGGTGTATACGCAAAATCTAAATGGCCAGAAAACTGGAAAACAAAATTAATATTATTTAACGAATCTGCCATGGCACAACCTATGTCAGATATTGAAGTAAATATAATTACCAAACAACACGAAAAAAAAGACTGGGGCTACAAATGTAATGATCAACCTATGTGTAGTTTGTGTGATAAAAAGTTGTGTAAGTCTAGAAAATTTGGCATCGGACAAGAAGCAATATTTCCTAATCTAACAGATCTACAGGTGGTTAATTTAGAAGAACCATATTATTACATGAATGTAGATGGTGATAGATTATATTTAGATTCAGCAAAACATTTAACTAATCAAAGTTTATTTCAAGAAGAATGTGTAAAACAATTACGTTTTAATCCACCAACATTAAAAACAAACGATTGGAAAAAACTAACAAACATGTTGTTAGAAAATTCTGAAGTTACAGAACCTGCAGAGGGCACAGGCACAAAAGACATATTAAGAAATTATTTAGAAGATTACTGTGTAAATAGAATACAAAAAGACGATTACGATGATTTAAAAAATGGTGGTACGTATACTAAAGAAGGTTATCACCACTTTGTATTTGATAATTTTTTTCATAATTATTTATCTAGAAAACATTGGAAGGTGCCATACCAAAGAACATCACAGATGTTAAAAGATAATTTAAACTGTACAACTAAACGTGTGGGTAAACACAAACTATCTGTATTTGTGGTAACAAGATTTGATAAACGAACAGAAACATATAAACCAAAACAGTTTAAGAAAGAAAATTATTAATGAGAACAATAATATATGGACCACCAGGCACAGGTAAAACAACTAGATTGTTAAAAGAAATAGATAAATTTTTAGAAACAACAGAGCCCAGTAAGATAGGATATTTTACATTTAGTAAAAACGCAGCAACACACGGCAAAGAACAAGCTGCACTTAAATTTAAATTATCTATGTTAGATGATCTTCAATATTTTCAAACACTACATTCGTTTTGTTTTAAACAACTTAACTTAAATAAAACTTTAGTTATGCAACCAAAACATTATAGAGAGTTAGGTGAAAAGATGGGTATAGAAATAGAAAGTACACAACAAGATGAAGATCATGATAGTGTGTTTCATTCTAAAAATCCTTACATACAGTTAATAAATCTTGCTCGATCAAAAGAAATAGATCCAATGAAATATTATCATCTTACAAACAACCCAAAGATATCTCACAATAAATTAGGAATTATAGCAGAAGAGTTGGAGAGATATAAAAAACAAAATGGCTTAATAGATTTTCCTGACATGATAGATAGATTTATAAATGGTCATGTTGATGAAACAGGTGTAAAAAAAGAATATGAGGCACCAAAGCTACGAGTAATTTTTGTTGATGAAGCGCAAGATTTAAGTTTAATACAATGGAAGTTAGTTCGAAAGATAGAAGAGTCTGCTGTAGATTCTTTTATTGCAGGTGATGACGATCAAGGTATTTATAAATGGAATGGCGCACATGTAAATACGTTTATAAATTTAGAGGGCACAAGAGAAGTATTAGAACAATCGTATCGTGTACCTAAAAAACCTTTTGCTCTTGCTAATCAAATTATTAGTAAAGTCAAAAACAGAGTAGAAAAAAAATATTATCCAAAAGACAAGGAGGGGTTTTTAAAAGACTGTGAAAGTTTATATGAAATAGATTTTACAAAAGGTAAATGGTTAGTATTAGCTACGGCTAATTATATGTTAAAAGATATAGGTGATATATTAGATGAGAAAGGACTATATTGGCAAAGAAGAAATGCAACACCAAGAGTTAAAAATATATACGAGGTTATACAGAGATGGGATGAATTAAAAACAGGTGTGCCTTTGCATTTTAATGACTGTAAAAAAATATTTAATAAAATGAATACAAACTGGGATAAAAAATTATTTAAGGCTATGGTTAAGGATCAATTTTACGACATAGACACATTAAAAAGTAAATATGGACTACAAACAGAGGCTGAATGGTATGAGGCTTTAGATGAATTAGGAGACCAAGATATTAAAAAAATTTTAAAATTAATGGATTCAGGAGAGGATTTAACTAAAGAACCAAGAATAAGTGTTTCTACAATTCATGGAGTAAAAGGTAATGAACGAGAAAATGTTGTAGTACACACAGAATTATCTGCAGCGGCTTTTGATCAATATCAGAAAGACCCAGATGATACACACAGATTGTTTTACGTTGCATGCACAAGAACAGAAAACAATTTATTTATAATCGAACCACAAAGGAAAAACGCATATGACATCTAAAGTATGGGACAAGCAACACGGAGGATCACACTATCAAAAATATAAAATACAGCCCAGTAAGTTCGTAGTGGAGAATGAATTGCTATATCCTGAAGGTTGTGCTATAAAATATATAATAAGACATCGTGATAAGGGAAAGAAACAGGATTTATTGAAAGCAATACATTTTATAGAAATGATAATAGAGAGAGATTATAGTGAAACAGATATTTAAACCACAGACAGAGTGGTTGCCACCACAGAACTTTCCTGATCTATCTGATTACAGTGAGATAGCAATTGACTTGGAAACAAAAGACCCTGATCTAAAAACTATTGGATCTGGATCTGTTGTGGGTCGAAGTAAGATCGTTGGGATAGCTGTAGCTGTGCAAGACTGGAAAGGATACTATCCGATTGCACATGAGGGTGGTGGTAATATGGACATTAGAATGGTTCTAAAGTGGTTTCAGGATGTATTGAACACAGATGCTATCAAGATATTTCATAACGCTATGTATGATGTATGTTTTATTAGAGCTGCAGGACTTAAAATAAATGGAACCATCGTAGATACCATGATTGCTGGCTCTCTCGTGGACGAGAATCGCTTTCGTTACGATTTAGGTGCCATGGGTCGGGATTACATAGGTATAGGCAAAAATGAGGCTGTTTTGAAAGAAACAGCAGATCTCTGGGGCGTAGATCCAAAGTCCGAAATGTATAAACTACCTGCTATGTATGTGGGTGAGTATGCAGAACAAGACGCTGAACTAACTTACAAACTATGGCAAGAGATGAAGAAACAAATATACCATGAAGATGTTGAGGATATATTTAACTTAGAGACTGAACTTTTCCCTTGTCTCGTCGACATGCGTTTTTTAGGAGTTCGAGTAGACGTAGAAGCTGCTCACAAATTAAAGCAACAATTAGTTGAAGAAGAAAAAGAATGCTTACAAGAAATAAAAAAAGCCACACAAGTAGATGTTCAAATATGGGCGGCACGTTCAATTGAGAAAGTTTTTCAAAAACTAGGCCTACCATACGACCTAACTGCCAAAACAAATTCTCCATCATTTACAAAAAACTTTCTGCAGAACCATCCACACCCAATGGTTAAACAAATAGCTCGTGCTAGGGAAATAAATAAATCTCATACTACATTTATTGATACCATATTAAAGCATCAACATAAAGGTAGAATACATGCAGAGATAAATCAGATTAGATCCGATCAAGGTGGTACAGTAACCGGTAGATTCAGTTACAACAATCCAAATTTACAGCAGATACCAGCAAGGAACAAGGAACTTGGACCACGGATCAGAAGTTTATTTATACCAGAAGAGGGTTGCAAGTGGGGTTGTTTTGATTACTCACAACAAGAACCACGTCTCGTTACACATTATGCAGCTCTTGATGGACTCTATGGTGTAGACGAAGTATTAGAAGCTTATAACGATGGCGAGGCAGACTTTCACCAGATTGTGGCTGACATGGCAAGCATACCAAGATCACAGGCTAAGACTATAAACCTTGGATTGTTCTATGGTATGGGTAAGAATAAACTACAAGCAGAGTTAGGTATATCAAAAGAAGATGCTAATGATTTGTTTAGACTTTATCATGCTAAAGTTCCTTTTGTTAAGATGTTAATGGAAAGTGTAATGAGTAGAGCCCAAGACAAAGGTCGTGTTAGAACTTTATTGGGTCGTAGATGTAGGTTTAATTTATGGGAGCCCAATCAGTTCGGGATACATAAAGCATTGAATCATGAAGATGCACTCGCGGAACACGGACCAGGGATCAAACGAGCATTTACATACAAAGCATTAAATAAATTAATACAAGGAT